CTTCGGGATGCAGTGCCATGTTAAATACATCTTCAAGGCGAAGTCCCGCCTTATGCATATCTTCCTGGGCAGCCCTTGAAATCCCAGTAAAATCTTCTATAAGACCCATTGCCGCTTCACGCAGTGCCATACGTTCTTCTGGGTTAAATCTAAATAATCCCGTCTGCTCAAATAGTATCTGCCACTCAGCTATGTCACGACTAGCCCCAACCCAAGCCGCTTCCTCTTCAGGAGTTAGTGGAATATTTTCCAGGCGTTTGCCCAGAATTTCCGAGCCATTAAACCCGCCTAGTTCTCCTTCTGCTTGACGACTAACTTCAATAGCTATTAGATAATCATGGAAGTTATCATGGAAGATAAGATCGCGGAATATACTAGCTCTATCTGGAGCTATTGCAGTTACTGCATCTAAGAATGTGGATGCAACTGGGGGAAGCAAATCCCCAAAATGGTGGCGGCCTACACTTGCGCCATAGGTAGATTGATAGAGCCCTACAGGGAATCCTGGGTAGAATCCCCACCTTGATGTGTAGTCGAAGAACTCACTAAAGCCCGTGAAGGTATCATAGTATTCAGGATAGTCGCGTTGCAGAAGACGGCGCATCCCACCCATGAAGATAGTGCCACGAAGCGGGTTAATATCTAGGGGCGTCCCTGGGATATGGATATAGCCCTGATCTGTATTATCTTGGTATTTACCCCATGCATTCATAACACCTGGATGGCGTAGATATTCACGAGGCATCCACCATGCCCACCTATGAGCCTCATAACCCCAGAAGGGATATATCATTCTCATGGTAGTAGATACCGCAGTCTGGTTCTCATAGTCGGGGAAAGTTGATAGCCGGATTCGGTTAGTCTCCTGAGCCGCATCCTCGCGAATAGCCTGCCAGTAATCTGCGTCCTGAATATAGGCGAGAGGATGGCTCTTACGACGATTAGCTACCGATACATCGAATCCTTCAGGCCATTCCTCAACTTTGGGATAGTCAGGATCGTGTCTAAATGGACGACCCGTCATCTGGTCGGATGCAACTACACGGTCAGAAACTATCTGTTCATTTGTTATAGGATCAGTTTCGTCAAAGGACATCGTGGGATGCCTACGTCGCCCTGCCTGTTCTCTACCTGTTGCTCGTAGATATTCTTGGAGAGACATTCCCTCTGGGGCTTTTCCACCTTCCAAGAATGATTTCACGCCTCCACGAATCCCTGGGCCAGCGGGCTCATCTCTATCTAGGATGACTCCTGCATAACGGCGAGCATCATCACTAAGTGAATCAAACATACTTGTTATGGTAGACCTACCCCCAGGTTGCCTAAGAGCATATGCTATTCGATCAGTAGATAGTCTACTAACATCAGATTCTTGTGTTCCTAACGTAAACAATTGGTGGGCTCGCGAACGAATTGTTTCTGCACTAACATCATCTCCAAGTTGGAGAGAAGTTTTTATATTTTCTACTTCAGATATAGCCTCTCGGATAGAGGATATATGAGTTGCCGTTTTTTCTCCTAGCCTAGCTTCAACCCCTGGGGCTATTCCTACATCTGGTATAGCTCGGCCTTCCTCTACCAGAGGCGCACCTGGAGTGCCTGGAACAAAACTATTCTGAATATCTACTATGGCCTGTTCTACCATAGCGTCTATATCTAGGTCGAGAGTATCCAGTGAATCAAGTACGTCGTTCCATGCATCTGTTACTTCTTGTGTAGATCGGCCCCCATGAAGTTCAAGAACCTCATCATAGGCAGCAAGTTTGCCACTAGGGGTAGTTACACGAATATTGCTCCGCCTCAACTCATCTAGATAGTTAACAACTGAAACATATTGGCGTCTTTTTTGTCCCCTAATACGAGTGCGCCCTTCCTCTATGGTATTCTGCAATCTCGTAGCAGCCTCACGAGTTAATGTACGGACTTCGTTTACTGTGGTAGCCTGCCTAGAAAGTGTAGCAGCCCCAGACGGGAGCATTAACGGGCCTTCTGCTACGTCTACCTTCTGAATGATAGTTAGTCTTTGGCCTAGTGGGATAGTCTGAGAAGCAGGCCCTCCAGGATATATTCGGCGAGTTATCTCACGACCAGCATCGAGTATCATCTGCTCCCCTTCGGGAGTTAGTAGTACACCTCTGTTCATTCCAAGAGCTTCTATCTTCTCCATAGCTGCGCCTAGCTCTTGCATTATGGGCGCAACACCAGTTGCTACATCATCAACTTGTATCTTCTTTACTATGTCGTCATAGAGTTGCCCTACATTTTCTGGACTCCAGCCTAGTTCAGTGGCGGTCTGACCATGTTGGTTAGCTGCCACTTCTACATGGTTGAGTATTTCATTTACAAATTCGTTTTTACCTTTTAGCGAATTCGTTTCTGTTATATATAGTGAGCGTTCAAGATCGGCGGGATGCCCCCCTAATGCGCGAGCTATGTCTAAGCGAGTTAGTAGACGATCTGTAACATCGTTAGGGGCTCTAAGCTGTGCACCAGCAATGATAGTTTTAGACTTTAAGAGTTCAAGTTCCAGCCCATTCCGTAGCTCGAAATGTGCATCCCATATGTCTTTTGTCTCACGAAGGAACCCAGCCCACCATGCATTATCACGACCTCTACCTGGGGCTTGATAGAGTGCGCCACCAGGAACCATATACTCTGCCCGTTTAGATATATAGGCTAGGCGAGCAGTTTGCATAGACTTATTCTTAGCTGTGAGTGCCTTTAGAATTGTACTGAACTCTTGATAAGGAAGAGTTTCTAATACTGGCCCACCAGTAGGATGTTCTAACCGTCTTATCCGATCTAAATCTTTCATCAGGTCTGCAACAGCAGCGTCAACTTTATCCGTAGCCTCTCGAAGTTGAGGAGTTATCCTAGTTGCCCATAGATCATCATAGACCTTTGCAGCATTATTAGAATTACGGAGAGTCCGCGCATAGGACACGGCTGCTCTAATAGTATTAGTCATACCTTTATCTAATACATCCATAGAGTCATCAATAAGAGCTACCTTAGCCGCAAGTTGGTCAGCCGATTGAACTGGCTGATTTATCACATCCTCAAGGAGCTTTGCGAATGTGCGGTTAAACATTTCAGGAGATGTAAAATAGTGTTCGTAGATGCGCTCTTTGAACATATTATTAAGTTGAGCCATGTTCTCTCTGGCCCAGAGACTTCCATCTTCTGCCCGTTCAGCCAGTAGTATTTTAATATCGGTTTGAAGCAACATAAAATCATCAAGGGCTCTTTCTACCTCGCCCCTATGGACTGTGCCAATAGTAAACTTAGTAGCAACTTCTTCGACAAGTCGAGGATCGCCACTTATAACAGCATTAAAGAGGGCTTCACGATAAGCCTCTGCCACATGATGTGCCATAGGTTGAGGGGCATCACCGCTTGTCATAAGCAGCCAATCCTTAGCGTGCTTAATAAGCCCTCCTGTGGTATTAAAGTTAGCGGTAACTTCTTCTATGATTGCGGTAACCTCGGCTATAGTTTCGGGAGCACGCTTAGTTATCTGGGCTCTAAACTCTCTAGCATTAAAGTTAGCTAGCTGTGCGCCTGTTGTTCTATTTCCCCAGTTATATCCTAGAATAGTTTTAAGGTCTTCAGCTAGCACACTAGGTTGATCGGGATTACCTAAGTTGGGGAGTAGTCGCCCTTCGTTATATGCTTCAGCGTATTTTCTAAGTATATTAAGACCGTCAGCGGCTTCGGGGGCGGCTCTGCCATCTACGGTGTTTGCCACCATATTAAGGACAGCTTCAGGACGGCCTAGCCCTAAGTTAAACCCTTCAAGCTGAGTCATTCCTGGGGGCAGATAAGTTTCTATATTATGGTATAGGAAGACGTTTCTCTGATGAGGACTACCTCGCCAGAGAGGATTACGCCCGCCAAGCATAGTTTTCATACTAGCTTCAAGCACATTGAAAACTGAATATGCCCCGAACATAAGATACGAACGGGCAAATCGTTGAGTAACGTGTCTATCAAGTTGTGAAATAATTTTTAGCTTGGTATATGGATCAAATGCACTAAGCATCGAGGCTATAATACCCTGTTGGTAACGGCGCGTTTCTACCTCTGTGCGAGCCGCCTGCACAAAGGATTCTCGAATAAATCCCCCACTATTTTTAAGCTGGTCAGCAACAGTTCCCCCATCCTCGAAGGGTCGTAGTGCCTGTGATTTTATTGCGCTACGTCGAGCATCTAGGAATTCACTAACTAGAGCACGAGAAGCATCATTTACATTCCTGCCACTAATATTAGTCACTATAAGGTCAACAGCTTCTTCATGTTGGAGGAACTTAGAAATACCCATGCCCGATGTATCATCTAGGGTACGATTAACGATATCAATCATTTCGCGAGTAACCTGATCCTCAGTCAGACCTAGCTTAATAGCCAGTTCTGTAATCTCTACGCGATTTAGAGCACGGTAGCCTAGAAGAGCTTTACCAGCCTTAACCCAGGGATCAATCCCCGCTGGGGCGTCGATAGCTACATTAATAGCGTATGTAGCCCATAGCTTTACATCTTCGGGAGTTGCTTTCAGGATGGGGTATCCTAAGTTTTCAGCGAAGGCTTTGGAAAATAGAGAGTATGCCTCGTTAGCATGACGCTGCCCTTTCTGCATAAGAGTGCGAGGGGCTATGCCCTGGAAAGTGGGCGGGAGCATATCTTCCCAGACAGTAGCTTTACCTTCAGCTAGGCGTGTCTGCCTTCTAATCACACGGGTTGCTAAGAGTTCTCCGCTACTATCACCAGCCCAAACAAAACGTAGAGCCCTGAATGGAGCATCTGTGGCGGCTAAAAATCCCCGCTCAAATGCAGTTGCAGCCCTGTAAAGTTTAGGAACGGGTTTAAGCAATCTGGGATATAATCCAAATCCTACATACGTTAGAGGGTCTGCTAATACTTCAATCCCAAATTTTAGGAAGCCGTTAGTATCCCATTGGTCGAATAGAATACCATGATGCTTCCATGTGCCAATCCCTGCTTCAGCAGTTTGTTTCTGTATCTTAGCCATATATTCATGGGCTGGGTCATCATATGAACGGAATGATGAAATATAGGCATGGTAGCTTAGTCCAGCTATTGGATGCACAACATTGCTAACCCACCATTCTATGGGACGTAGTAATGCTAATGCGGGCTGTGCGGCAGCCTTCATCCACTGAGCCTGTTTAATTTTAGATACTACTTCGCCGCCACTTATCTTTCTTCCTTCTCTTAGGAGAATAGTAAGTTGGTCATCCCACTCTTTTAACGAGTCAGATAGAAGTTGGGCATTAGCGTCTACATCGAATATAGTCGAGTTAGCTTCTGTTCTAGTAAATCCATATGCTATTAAAGCATCCCTATTATCTTCAGCAGTTACTCCTTCAGGATTCCTAAAGCGTCCGGCATTTACTAATGCGTTAACAAGCTCTTGATCTGTTTTATTTGAGGGATTGATTTGGAGCAGTTCTTGTAGACTACCTCCAGGCGTTTGCAATAGCTGGGTTCTTTCTAAAAGGCCCTGCCTTTTAGTTTCTATGTCTAAGAGCACTTCAGGTATAGATTGATCTAGCCAAGTACGAAGAGCGGGACTAACCTCATCCGATACTTTAGATAATGCAATTATTTTATCGGTGTCTAATGTTTCGTCCCAACGAAGCCATATGGGTAAAGCACGACCAATCTGTAGTTGCCAACCCAACCATTTGATTTCTTCAGTTAAAGTAACCATTTGGCTAGCCGCTTCAAGGACAGCTATCTCAAGCTCTCTTGCCTCGACTATCTCAGCTTCAGTGCTTGGCGTTCCAGATATTTCTTTAAGCATAGACCCGCCAAAGAAACTTGTTTCCAATCCTGTAGCAATAGCATTAACTATTCCAGGCATAGATAGTGTTTTAGCGTCAACTGGCAGACTTGGAACTGCCCCAGGATTCTCAAATAAGTCCTGTTGGAAAACCCTAAAGTTCTTCTGTGTATCTGTTAGTAGAGTAGTCAGTTCCGTAAATCTAGCTTGCCGCATTTCTTGGGCAGGCTGAAGAGATTCGGGTAGAGAAGGGGGCTGAACAATAAATTGTTCCCCTATCTCTATATCACGCTCTATTTCTGGGTCAGGAGGTATTCCAGTAGGCGTTCCATTAGTAGAGAATGGAGCAGTTGGGATAGGTTCACTAGGCGGCTGTGCCATTATTGACCACTCCTTGCAATCATTGCTTCTAGTTCTGCCCCTCCAGGGCCTCCAGGCCCCATGCCGTTAGAAGGAGGAGACTCTGATGGCGGTGGTGGTGGCGCAGTCCCACCTAGTTGTGCCATTATCTGCCGCGCCAACGCTCTATATGTTTGAGCAGTCTGGGGATTCATCTCTTCAAGTTCATCCGCAGCCCCGTTAAGAGCATTGATAACTGCCGCTTGGATGAATGCCGGATGCTGACGAGCAGCATCATCCCTAACTTTTTCTATCTCCGTTTCTACGTCAGATATCTCTGGCATAAATAGTCTCAGGGATGTCTCATGGCTGATAGAGAATGCCGGAGCAGCAGCCCGTGCTACGTTAATGCGAGCGGCTAAGTCACCTGGAACTCTAACTGAGTATTCAGCAACAATATCAAGGGGAAGGTCTTTTAGTATCCCCAGTGCTTCTATCTCAGCAGCAGTTAGAATATCTGAGTATGATCGAGGATTCTTCATCATCCCCGATATCCAGGTGTTATCTACCTCAGTGAATATGAATTGGCTTGCTATGTGGTAGGGAGATATAACTTGTTGAGCCGACTCCGCAGACTGGGCCATAACAAGAGATGATATTTCCGTTACGATGTTTCCGAAAGTGACATCACTGAATCCGCCACGTTGGAGCATACCACGCAGCGCAAATACTAACTGCGTTCCCTCTGGCGGAATGCCTGGGAACTGGAGTGTTCCTAGATCATCGTTCGGGCCTAGCTTGAAGTGTGCGCCACGCTTAGAGAATTCCTCGGCATCCTTCACTATTGGCTGGGGGCCAGTGCTCTTCTCATAGGTCTTGGGGTTAGCTATATCGTGGAGAAGTTGCTGAAGGAATGTTTGCTGCCTATTAAGCTGGGCAAACACATTTGCATTAGTTGCTAAGATACTCTGGCCTCTGAAGGTGCTGCTATCGTTTGCGTGGGCATCTATCAAGGAGCTAGTGCCGGACGTAGTAGCATGTCCTGGGGCAACAGCCGAATATTGGCTTGACCCCGTGAAGGGAAGTCCTCCGACTGCGCCTACCAGTATGGGTATCTCATCCAATCCTGGGACTAATGTCAGGTCTTTAACTACTGCGTTTCCAATGGCAACCCCGTGGAATACAGCGTTGTCGTGTTTCTCCCATAGATGGTATTCAGTTAGTCGGACATTGCCTCTCTGCATAATGCCAGAGGTATCCCACCCTTCTCGTTGCGCTTTTAGAAGAGCGTGAGACGCCCTACAGGAAGTCTTGCGACCTACACGAGCTAGTCCTATATCTAGATCATCACTAAAGTCTGGATAGACTTCCACGGGATGCAGATAATCTGCGAATAGCTTGCCACCCATCGCATGATTGGGAATTGCAAACCATCCCGTGGCATTAAGAATGCCGATCATGTCCCAGGAGAAGGTAGTTCCACCACGTCGGAGGTTCTTTCTATCTAAGTTAGCCCACATACGAGATAGTAAACTCGCTACCGACTTAGCTGCCAGACTTTCATCGGGCCTGAACGGTACACCATCCTGCCTAGTAATAGTATGCACCAGAGGTCGAGGCTGTAATAGAAAGGTAGCCATGTTCCAGAGAGTTCGTGGCTCGTTAGAAACAAAACTTTCTAAGTCTGCGTGGGATAGCTCGTCAACTTGTGCAAGAAGCCGGAAATAGAGAGACATCTCTCTATCTCGTCCTATGTAACCCTCTGCGAGATCGCGGATATCTTGAATTATGTCAGACATGAGCCCTCATCTTATGTGCTAGGGAATATATTCTGTATGCAGTTCGCCGACTAACTCCAGCTAATTTCATTATATCATTCGCCGTTGCGTCATAATACAGTACAATGCCTGCCCAATATAGGTAGAAGCACAATCGCTTATGTGCGGGTTTATTATGGAGGGTAAAAAATATGGCCTGACCACGCCAGAAACCATGCTTGCATATAGTGCAAGTTGCGCCTATATCATGCCTATCAGCCTTTTGCCGATAGGGAAATCTAGCGTTTACCTCGCGAACTAACAAGCCCTAAACCCTCATAAGCCATAGCGGTAGGCGCAGTAGCCGCAAATATGGCAGCACTATCGTGAAAGTCATCACCATTACCGAGAAATACCAGCTTTTTATCTGCGCCCACACGAACATTGGCTATCTGCCGGATTATATCTATATCATGGCATTCCATTTCCCATAACATATGATTAAGCTCGCTCATCATATACATTTTAGTTCCACGATTATCTATTCGGGCTGCCCCAGTAGTAGCCCAGCCTATTACAGAGGTTTCTCGTCCACTAACTACGTCAGTTTGTCTGTAGACGTTGGGATAATTGGAAAGTTCTGCACAGAAAGCGAGGCCATGCCCATTTCTTTCTGATGCTATTCTGGCAGTTTTGTAATAATAGCCCAGTTCCATGACCATTGGGGCAAATGTTTGGGGATCGTACAGCCCAGACATAGTTGCACAATGCCGTTTAAGGTAGGAGCCGTCTGTTTGGCGAATAAGTTGCCACACGGTAGCCACTGAGGTAGTTATTTTACCCTGACCTGGATCAACTGCGATAAAATAGATTGGATTCTCTGCGTCATCGTCAGGACGTTCCCATACTTTTACATCCCCACCTATACTAAGGGTAAGTATGTCATATGTGGGATAGCAATCGTTCCTAAGTTCCGAGATTCTCTCTATATTGTAGTAAGGGTTGTTAGAGGCAACAAAGCAACTGGAGATATCCTCGAAGAATTCCTGCCAGAATAGCTCCTGGATTTCCGCTATCTTAACTCTACGCCATCGGATACGCTCTTCTACCTCGGTATCGTCCCAGTTAGTTTTGTTAATGAGGCCAAGTTCTTCCTGGGAGTAGTTAGTTATCCTATCTTTTGCCCAAGTAGGGATAGCATAGGAAGCATCGTGGGGTATTCGATATTCGGGTTCCAGCCACCACCCTAGTTGGTGGAGAGTCCACCTACCCTGACCATCCAGGGATTCTTGGACATACTCATAGAATTCCCCGCCCTCCCCATTGGGGGTTGACTCCAATACCATACTCCCAGCAAGGGGAACCCTCTGCATAGTAGGAGTTAGTATCTTCTTAGCATCAGGCCAGAATGCCACCTCTGACCCTATGAAGTTGTGGATAGGCTCACCACGACCAAACACAAATGCACGGGCTGTGCCTATATAGAAAATGGAGTTAAGTTCAGGGAAGGATTTCTCGTGGGCGGAGTCATGGTTACGGATAGGTTTCTTAATAGGCCCCAGATCAGTACGAATAATCTCAGGGAGCTTATCATACATAAAGTTAACACGAGAGAGTAGCCGCTGGGTTAAGAACTCTTCGTGAGCTACTAGAACAGATGTAGTCCCAGGACGAGTAATAGTGCGCTTAAAGTCACGGGCCAGGAAGAAGGTAGTGATGCCAAGCTGTCCTGCTTTGATTACTATATCGCGTCCAGTTAGCCGATCATGAAGTATCTCTTGTGCAGGGTTTAAGTTGAAGGATATAAGATTCTGGTTCCTATCCTCGATCTTAATAAGATGCTCGAAGAAATAGGAATCGTTAGCAATAATACGAGCACCGTCCAATACTGCGTCAGTAGTAGACGGCGTTAGAGTAGTCATAATCGCCTAGATATTGTCCTAGCATTCGGGCCTCTACGCCCTAATCGACTAACCTGTGCTTTCCTTATATTCTTCCGACTGGACTCTGATCGTGGTTGGCTTTTTCTGGGGCTCCTCAGTATTGACGGCATTATGCTGTTCCTGTATTAACTGAACAAAATTAACCATTGTAGTTGGCATCTGCTCGCCCTCATCTAATCCCAGCATAGAACGAACCCCATTATTACGATCATAGGCCGGACGTAGTTTTTCTATGTACTTAACTTCATTATCTGTCAGGTTAGATAGTCCCTGGTCTAATGCTATTTGCAGAATTTTATCGTCTAGTTCCAATAGAGATCGGGAATTCTTAATTGCCTTAGACCTGAGAATATCTTCAATGAGAGTGGCTCTGAGTTCAAATACTTGCTGCTGGTCTACTTTCATGAAGTCAACGCTATTCATGTACCAGTCAGCCAGTGAGGTTACGTCTATGCCACTACGACCCAATGCTTCTGTGACACTAAATCCACAAACACGCCAGGACATATACTCCCGCTGTTCTTCGGAGTTAGTTACAGAAGATACTAACTGTCGAGCCTTATCTAGTTCTTCTATGGCAGTATCCATATAAATATTGTATATACGGGGAAGGATGCTGTCAATATTCCCTGGTATTTTATACTTTTCCAGAACACATGAGTGTATTTACATTTGTGTTGGAATCTGGTATAATGAATGCAATATGGAATTGGATATAAACTTGCTGAGTGATATATATAAATATATTAAGTAATTGGAATTTCCATTCCAACAACTGGGGACACCAAAATTCTGAGGAGGTAATGTTGTCTACTAAATCTATCCTAAGCGGTGTTAAGAGAATAGAACTAACCCATCAAAAGAGACATACATGGGATCTTAGCACTAAGAGGACAAACTCTTATTGTGCCTGCGTTAACTATGTGGGTAGGCAGTTATGCGAGATAGGCCCGATTAAAAAGGGTGAGGTTATCATCGCAGTTAAGAGGGTGTCTAATTATTATATTGATAGTGAGGGTGTGCCTATTACATGGTATAAGAGAGAACGCTGGCGTCTTGAGTGTTGGTCAGAAGCTCTTAGATTAGAGGGGATATCATATAAGTTAAGTAGTGGGGTGGTAGTAGAGGAACGTCCCGTTCGGGCTAAACCTAAACGACAAGTTAGTAAGGTACACGGGTTTACCCCAGAGCAGATGGCACATAGGAAGAATTTACAGAGTAAGCGGTCTACGTTGACTGCTCGAATGGCTAGATATAAGGCTCGGCCTATGAGGACTCCTACTATTGATAAAGCTATTCTAACTATCGAAAGCCAGTTAGTGATAATAAATCGGGCATTGGAATTATCCTCACAGGGGGCTGAAAAAGTGGGGAAGCCCAGCCAATTCAGCCTGGATGAGTGGTTATCCCAGAGGGGTAAGAAACTGTAAAATTTTAATAATTTGTAGGAGCTACTAAGATAGCAGGCGTGAATATCAATTTCCGGTAGGGCTAGATAGTGAACTATTTCACATAGTCAGATAGTGAGGGAATAGCACGTGGATAGTGGGATAGATAGTGGCTCACTGTGCCCATGTTCCCAGCATCCCAGCATCGCTCGATATCCCAGCATTGAGCGAATATCTGAGGGTACATCTGGGACTATCTTGACGGCCAACTTAGCACGTCCAATATCTATCCATGCCTGAATCGAGATAGTGAAAGAATTCACATAGTGGCGATAGTGAAACTATTCACTAACTTTGTGCCTAGCATATCCTAAACTAAACTTAAACACAAAACACTCTCACTTATTCTAAGGCGTCTTAGAGACGTTCTATATATTTTCTGGTGGTTATGGACATCTCTCGATTCTACGTCTTAAAAACATCCCTCAGTGGCGTCTCAGACTATGTTCTGGCATAGGGATAGATAGATAGTTTGGGACTATCTAAGTATGAAACATATTTCATGAATAGCAATCGGAACTGGCGGTGTTCTAAACTTAAACACAAAAAATTCCCCGGGCCACTAAACAAGCTGTATGAATAAAGTTGAGTCGAGTTATGTAGCACCCAGCAACTATCTGGACAATAAAAAATCCTCACTACCGCCACGCACAATAGTGAGGATTGGCTATCTATTTGCTATCGCTCCTCGCTGGGACTTGATTCACGCTTGATGCTAGGGGTTGATCACCTGATGACCGTCTAGGGCATTGATCTTATCGGTAATCGTCTTACGACTTGACCCGCCGATGGTTAGGTACTCACGCCTTGCGTCTTGGGCATTGGCGAATTCACGCTCGACACCGTTGACGCTAACCGTCATAGGCTTAGGCGCTCCTCTACCGCTAGCCTCACCAGATGTATTGCTGGTGGTGCTGGTGGTGGCTCCTTTGCGAACGAATCGGTACAGAGTAGCTTTCGCCTTATCTAGGCTAACCGTTGCTGGCTCGCCCACTACTGAACCATCGTCTAAGGTTTCCTCAGTTGCTGGCGTTCTGGATATCTCAGCGTAGAAATTGAAACCAGATATTCTGGTGTCTCTCTCAGCTAGTGCCAGCACCCGTTGCTCGACATCCTCTGCAAGGAACACCTTGAGGAATTCCGGTAGTAAGGCAGTGATGAGATTTTCAGCATCGGTTGCCATAACTAGCTTCTCAGCTTCTTTGGCTTCCTTTTCGGCTTTTTCCGATGCGTTCTTATCATCCTCAATTTTTACGTGACCGCCTTGAATAGCGGCCACTATGTCTGCCATGTCCCCGTTTGCTCTTGCCTCATCCAACTTTGCCAATATGTCTGGGATGTTGGTTAGTATGGACGCCTCAAGGTGACTATCTGTTTTTAGGATAGGTGTAGCTGTGTCTTGTTCAGACATTCTTGTCTCCTAAGTGACTATTCAGTTTTTAATGTGCGTGGCGTAGGTCAATTTCAATTTGACCGTTTGAACATCATAAAGAGATATTCTGAATAGTGCAAGGTGTATTCTATCTATTTTCAAGCTATCTTGAAAACTCGTGCTATCTACTGGTGACCGTCACATTGTGCCAATATCCTCAGAATGCGTGTTTCCCCTAACTACCACCAGCATCTAACTTTTATACAAGTATAAAACTATCTTGATAGTAACTATCTTATTGATCTGAGGGTTTCCCTCCGGTTTGACGACGGTACGATGGTAATCCCCTGATATTGCTCGGTATTTTGTGGAAATATACACACAAATCGCTTGACAGATTCTGAGATAGTATGCAATAATTACTTTCTGGGGTCAAGTAACTAACTAGGCCCCAGTAAAGCTAGCAACACCTTAGTAGGGAGAGATAGAATGGACAACACATTGAAGA